CATCACCGCCCTGTGGCCCTTGAGCAATGACAAGGTTCAGGTACTGAAAGGCGGCGACATGCTGCCGTACTACCGAATTGGCGGCGGTGAAGCGTTGCCCATGCGCATGATTCACCACGTTCGCTGGCACAGCTCGAACCATTACGTCGGACTGTCACCCATCGAGGTACACGCCGATTCCCTCGGCCTGGCGCAGGCGGTGCGGCAATACACCGGAAAAAGCTTTGCCAATGGTGTGACCGTATCCGGCGTCATCGAGCGCCCGCGAGAGGCGCCTGCAATCAAGGATCAGAGCAGCATCGACAAGATCGTCGATCAGTGGGGCCAAAAGTTCGGTGGCATGGACAACGCCAAGAAGGTCGCGCTGCTGCAAGAGGGCATGACCTTCAAACCGGTCTCCATGAACAACGTGGATGCCGAAGTACTGGGGATCCTCAAAACCACCGGTACCGATATCGCACGGATTTACAAGATCCCGCTCCCCATGGTCAACGACCTGGAAAAGTCCAACTACAACACCCTTGAGCAACTGATGATCCAGTTCGTGGTGTTCGCCCTGTTGCCCTGGGTCAAACGTCACGAACAATCGATGATGCGCGACTTCTTGCTGCCGGCTGACCGGCGCAATTACTTCATCGAATTCAACTTGTCGGGCCTGTTGCGCGGTGATCAGAAGAGTCGCTATGAGGCCTATGCCATTGGACGACAGTGGGGCTGGCTCAGCGTTAACGACATCCGACGGTTGGAGAACATGCCCCCGGTACCGGGCGGCGATATCTACTTGCAACCGTTGAACATGGTGGACGCAGGCAAAGGCGGCGCCGACTTAACCAACCCCAACGTGCGAGCGCAGCTCGAGCTCCAGCACGCTGAAATAGAGAGGATTCTGGCGCAATGAAAAACTACCTGCGAGCCTCCAGCCTGCTGTTCAATCAGCCGCTTCTGGTGACGCCTGACATGTTGGACCTCGGCGTTCGATGGGCCAACCAGGCGATGAGCTTGAACATCGTCAACATCGGCGCCCGGGAAGGTGCAGCGCTGTGGGCCGATGATGGAATGGACCGCATCGCCCAGCGTGAGGAAGAGCGGCGCACTGCGATCGCCCGTACCGGCATCGAAGTCATTCCGGTCAGTGGGGTGCTGGTCAGCCGTGGTAGCCATGTCAGCATGTGCGAGACGATGACCAGTTACGAAACGCTGCGGGCACAGATTCGCAACGCCGTAGCGGACCCTATGGTTGAGCGCGTCGTGCTCGACATCGACAGCCCCGGTGGCTCTGCCGTGGGGGCATTCGAACTCGCCGCGGACATCCGTGCTATGGCCCAGCAGAAACCCATCACCGGCATCGTTAACTTCATGGCTTATAGCGGCGGCTACCTCATCGGCTCGGCATGCAGCGAACTGGTGGTGAGCCAGACCAGCGGCGTTGGGTCAATCGGCGTGATCGCGAGCCACATGGACCGTTCCAAGATGGAAGAGGGCATGGGCGTAAAGGTGACCACAGTGTTCGCCGGCGCTCACAAAAACGACCTCAGTCCGCACGAGCCGTTGAGCGACCAATCACTCAAGTACCTCAATGATGTCGTTCAAGAGAGTTATCAGCTCTTCGTCAACGCCGTGGCCGAATACCGGGGTTTAACCGTTCAGCAAGTAATGGCGACCGAAGCCGGGCTGTTCCGAGGTCAGCAAGGGATCAATGCAGGCCTTGCCGATCGCATGCAGAGCCCGCAGCAAGCCGTCGATGAACTCTCACACTCGGTTGCGTTAAGCCGAGCCAGCCGGTCTCAAGGCCGTCTCTCGGTCCGAGTAGCTGCACTGCAACTTCAAACACTGAGCTGACCGCGTTCGCGGCACTCGTCGAAGCCCGCCCTGTGCGGGTTTTTTTATGCCCAGGAGGCACCATGTCCCTTGTACTTCAAATGCGTAGCGAACGCGCCCAATTGGTTGTTCAGGTCCAGGCGTTGGCCCAGATCGAAGCGGGCGGCGCCAGTCTCACCGCGGAACAGTTGGCCCAGTTCGCTCAGCTGGAAACCCAGATCAACGAACTGACCGCGAAGATCACCCGGGCTGAAACGGCCGAGCGTATCGCCGCTGCGGCGGCGGTGCCTCTGGAGGAAAGCGCGCAAGGCAACAACAGCCCGCCCACCCGAGTGACCACCCACAGCGAGCCAACTAAGCCTGGTGTAGCCATGGCGCAAATGGTGCGCTTGATGGTTCAAGCAGGCGGTAACCAACAGGTTGCTGCTGAAATGGCAAAAACTGGCGGGTACGGTGCCGATGTCCACATGGCGCTGTCCACGGTGACTGCCGGCGCCGGTGGCGTGTTGGTGCCTGAGAACTTCAGTACCAGCGTGATTGAATCGCTGCGACCGAAGTCGGTCGTGCGCAAGATGGGGGCGATCAGCCTGCCGTTGAACAACGGCAACCTGACCATGCCGCGTGTGTTGGGCAACACCCAGGTGACCTACCTGGGTACCGAGGAAGATATCGCAATCACCGATATGCAGTTCGGCGATTTGAAGCTGTCCGCAAAAAAAGCGGCGGCGATCGTTCCTATTTCCAACGATCTGTTGGCGTATGCTGGCGTGAATCCACGTATTGATGCTCAGGTCAGCAGTGACCTGGCTGTCAGCATGGGCCTGTCCGAAGATCTGCACTTCATCCGCGGCGCCGGGACGGGCTCGTTGCCAAAGGGCTTGCGCTACTGGGCGCTGCCTGGGAACGTGCTTGGCGCACCAGCTGGCGCCACACTCGCAATTGTTGACTTGTACCTGGGCAGCCTGATGCTGCGCCTCGAGACGGCTAACGTAGATCTGGGCGGCTGCGGTTGGATCATGGCACCGCGTACTATTCGTTGGCTGCAATCGCTTCGCGATGGCAACGGCAATAAAGCATATCCAGAAATCGATGCCGGCATGCTGAAAGGCTATCCAGTGGCGCTCACCACGCAGGTGCCTACCAACCTGGGCGTGGGTGGGAACGAATCCGAAATCTACTTCGTCAATTTCGCTGACTGCTATATCGGTGAAGACACCACTCTGGCTATCGCCATCAGTACCGAAGCGTCCTACAAAGACGGCGCTGGTAACACCGTCAGCGCGTTCCAGCGCGACCAGACGTTGATTCGCGTAATCAGCAAACACGACTTCGGCCCGCGCCACGTTGAGTCTATTTCAGTGGGTACCGCCATCACCTGGGGCGCCGGTATGTAACTCCCCTGGCCCTGCCGATCGGTGGGGTCAACTATTTGAGCAGGTAGCAAAATGAGCGATATGAAAATCGTCACCTTCAAAAAGGAATGGCGCGGCTACGCCATTGGGGAAACTGCTGGCTTTGATGCTGAAGCCGCCAATGCTCTGATTGAATCAGGACGTGCTCGGCCGTATGTGGCTCCAGCGGTCGCTGAGAAATCCCCGGTATCAGCTACCGGGAAAAAATCGGCAACTAAGAAAGTTGGTAAACCAACCGAGCCCGCTGATCCAGTTGATCCGGTAGATCCGGTAGATCCGGTAGATCCGGTAGATCAGGTTGACCCAGTCGACCCAGTCGACCCAGTCGATCCAGTCGATCCAGAAGAACTGGACGAGAAACCCTAAGCCATGGCCCGTCGAATCGAGTACTTCGGCGACCCTGCTCTGACCTTGGCCCAAGTAGCGTTCCAGTGCCGGGTCGAACCGGAAGACATGGAGCCGGCGTTTATTGAGCAAATCATCATCCCCGGCGTGACTGCTCAATGCGAGTCGAAGACGGGCGCTGCAATCCGCGGTGGGACATACGAAGAAGACTGGCCAGCCCATTTTGCGTCAGGTCATGCCTTAGACGTTGGGCAAGCCAATGAAATCGTCTCGATCATGTCGCAGCAGTCAGATGGAACATGGACGGCGCAGGTTGCTCCGTTCGAGTTACAGCAAGGTCTGCGGGAAAGCTTTCTGTTCTTTCCTGTTAATCGCCCTACTGGCCCGCTGCGGATTCGCTACAAAGCAGGCCTTGATCTTGACCTCCACCCGGGCGTCCGCAACTGGCTGCTGATGGCGGCGGCGACCATCTACCGTCATCCGGAGTTATTCCTGGTAGGTCAGACATTGTCTGAGTTGCCGTCAGAGTTTCTTGACTACCTGGTGGCAGATATCACCGTTCCTCCGAGGTTCTAAATATGGCCGTGCGCGATATGACCATGCGCGAGCCAAGCGCTGGTGAGTTGGATCGGCGTATCACGCTGCGGTTAAGGGCGGACATTCCGGCACAAGATCAAGGGCTTGACTCGCTGTTCACAGAGCAGAAAAAGCGATGGGCAAAGATTGAGCCAGTCGGTTCCGCTGTATACGCGAATGGAGTCCAGACCGACGTTAAGATCACCCACCGAGTGACTTTCTACTACCTGAAGGGTATGAGCGAGTCGCACGAAGTCGTGCACGGGACAACGATTTATCGAGTGCGCCGGGTCTCCGACATGAATGGCAAGCGCCGATTTACATTGCTTGAAGTCGAGGAGCTGGGGCCGGAGCGGCCGGGGGGAGGAATCTATGTCTAACTCGGCTTCGGTTGAAAGCTATTTGCACGTCGAAGGCTTTGAGAGTTTTGAACGGGATGCCTTCGACAAACGAAAAATTCGAGCGGGTATGCGCAGGGCGGGCTTGCTGGTCACCCAGCGGGCACAAATGAACCTGGCGCTTGGGAAAGGCCAAGATGGCTATCCAGTCAGTCGAACCGGTGAGACCGTAGGGTCCATCAAGTTCAAGGTATCTCGGTCAGGTTTTTTGGTGAAAATCTCACCAACCCTGACTCCCGCGATGGGAGAGTTTTACCCGGCTTATCTGCACTACGGTGTGAAGCAGGGACGCCGTCCCGGGAAGCTGGCCCCGGGTAAGGGAAAGGGGAGGAAGAATCGTCGAGCCGCTGGAGCCCGTGCCCGCCTTGTTGCCGAGCGCGCAGCCGGTGAGTGGCGAATTAAACCCCGTGACAACTACATGGTCGACGCCCTGCAGGACTCGTCCTCGCAAGTTGAATCAATTCTTAAAGCTGCCTTCGCGGCCGCATTGGGATGACTGCGCAAACCTCTCTGGGATAGATTGCCTGTTTTGATAACAGGGAGTTACCCATGAAAGCGTTGTTTTTGCTTGTTTCTACGGCGGCTTTAGCGTTGGTGATGAATGCCAATGCGGCCGAAACAGCCCGTGAGGCGCCAAGCTCTGCCATCGATCGCATTACGCTCATCTACATGAACCACAACATTTATCCGAGCGGCGCGGTCGAGTGTGATTCAAAAGTTGTTGGTAACCGCGCCATGGTGGGGTGCTGGAATTTGACGCTCAATGGTAAAAGCTCGCCGCATATCTGGCTTTATGAGGCCGGTGTGTTTAAGTCGGTAAACGGAAGTGCTCGCCAACTGGCCCAAGGTAAACTCTCGAACGAATCCGACATCGCTACCTTGGCCTTGCCATTGCCTGCTGACATAGACGTTGGTGCCACATTGGATAGTTTTAAAAAGGGCTGACTTTCAACTTTCAAAAAAACCTCGCTAATGCGGGGTTTTTTTATATCTGGGATTTAATCCATGAAATTGAACCCGATCGTTGCTCACTTGCGGCGGGAGCTCCCTTCGGTTGCTGGCCGGGTGGCGGGCGGCATTGACTGGGATGCGGTGATAGACAGCGCACAGCTGACGCTTCCGGCGGCATATGTGATTGCCACCGCCGATGCAGCTGCGCCGAGCAGAGCCCAGAACATGGTGATCCAGGACATCACTGATCAGTTCAACGTGGTGATCGTCCTCGACACCTCGGATGAGCGAGGTCAGGCAGACAACGATCTGTTGCACGACATGCGTGCCGAGCTCTGGCGCGCTCTTCTCGGTTGGCGCCCGGCGCCCGAGTACAGCCCGATCGAATACGGCAAAGGGGCATTGCTGCATATCAGCCGCGCCCGTGTGGTGTACCAGTTCACATTCTTCTCCGAATTCCAGATCGGACGCAACAGTGCCGAACAGCCCGCCGAAACCTGGCAGGAACTCGAGCTCGATCGCCTCAACGGTTTCACTGGCGTCGATTTCAAAATGGACTGCATCGACCCCGCAGACCCAAACCTTCAACGACCCGGCCCGGATGGGCGCATTGAAGTGCATTTCTCAGGAGACGTAACACCATGACCAAGCGCATCACTGTGGTGCCGGCCGCTGGCCGCTCTGTGCCCGACCCGGAGGCTGGCGACCTGTTGCCTGTTGAAGGCCGGGAAGTCCCCGACAACGCCTGGTGGCGCCGCCGCCTTGCCGACGGAGATATCACCACCAAAGCCACGAAAGCCCAATCCACCAAGGCCGACACCGCGCCGAAAACCGAAGGGGATAAATAATGCCTATCGGATTCAGCAACATTCCCGCCGATATCCGTGTGCCGCTGTTCTATGCGGAAATGG